AACGAGTTCTGTGATTGGGTCACAAGCACTAACAACCGTCTGTATGTCGGTTGGTTCGGAGTCCTCATGATTCCAACCCTGCTTGCTGCTACAATTTGCTTCATCGTTGCATTCGTTGCTGCTCCCCCTGTGGACATTGACGGTATTAGAGAACCAGTCGCTGGTTCACTCATGTATGGAAACAACATCATCTCTGGTGCAGTTGTTCCTAGTTCAAATGCAATTGGTCTACACTTCTACCCCATCTGGGAAGCTGCCTCACTTGATGAGTGGCTCTACAATGGTGGTCCTTTTCAACTTGTAGTCTTCCACTTCCTTATTGGCATCTACGCCTATATGGGACGTGAGTGGGAACTTTCTTACAGATTGGGTATGCGCCCCTGGATCTGTGTTGCTTACTCTGCACCTGTTGCAGCAGCATCAGCAGTCTTCCTGGTATATCCCTTTGGTCAAGGTTCTTTCTCAGATGCGATGCCTTTGGGTATCAGTGGTACATTCAACTACATGTTGGTCTTCCAAGCAGAACATAACATCCTGATGCACCCCTTCCACATGTTGGGAGTTGCAGGTGTCTTTGGTGGTTCACTGTTCTCTGCAATGCATGGTTCACTGGTTACATCTTCACTTGTCCGTGAGACAACTGAAACAGAATCACAGAACTATGGTTACAAGTTTGGTCAAGAAGAAGAGACCTATAACATTGTTGCTGCACATGGATACTTTGGTCGCTTGATCTTCCAATATGCTTCATTCAACAACAGCAGAAGTCTTCACTTCTTCCTGGCAGCATGGCCAGTAGTTGGAATCTGGTTCACTGCACTGGGCGTAAGCACCATGGCATTCAACCTCAATGGTTTCAACTTCAACCAGTCAGTCATTGATGGTCAAGGTCGTGTCCTGAACACCTGGGCAGATGTTCTTAACAGAGCAGGTCTTGGAATGGAAGTGATGCATGAGAGAAATGCTCATAATTTCCCACTTGATCTTGCTGCTGCTGAGTCAACACCAGTTGCTCTTACAGCACCAACAGTTGGTTGATATAATCTGAAAAACTGAATACTAATAAAGGGGTCAATTGACCCCTTTTTAACGCATACATATATCTCATGACAGTTTTTTATGATCAGCACCACCACACCTAATAAGTTGGCTGAAATACTTAGAGATACATGGCCTCAATTATACAGACCTCACAAAAAAGATAAGAAAAAAAATTATGAATTATAGTGTTGTAATTATTATTACTATTTTTTGTTTGATTGGTATCCTCTTAGGTCTTTTGAGTATTTTATCTGATTGACCATCTATGTTAAGTAGTGTAAACTAAATACTATACACACATAGGAGGTTATGACTACTTCTACACTTACACAACAATCTGGAGGAGGATGGTTTGATGTCCTTGATGACTGGCTTAAACGAGATCGCTTTGTCTTTGTGGGCTGGTCTGGACTACTACTTCTTCCCACTGCTTATCTGGCCATTGGCGGTTGGCTTACTGGTACGACTTTTGCCACAAGTTGGTACACCCATGGTCTTGCTAGTTCCTATCTTGAGGGTGCTAACTTTCTCACAGCAGCTGTCTCGACGCCTGCTGATGCTATGGGTCATTCTCTTCTTCTACTTTGGGGTCCTGAGTCTCAAGGGGACTTTCAGCGGTGGATCCAACTTGGAGGGCTTTGGTCCTTTGTTGCTCTCCACGGTGCCTTTGCACTTATAGGTTTCATGCTCAGACAGTTTGAACTGTCACGTCTTATTGGTATCCGTCCTTACAATGCGATTGCTTTTTCCGGTCCTATTGCTGTCTTCGTTAGTGTCTTTCTCATCTATCCACTGGGTCAGTCCAGTTGGTTTTTCGCTCCGTCCTTTGGGGTGGCCGCAATTTTCAGATTCCTACTCTTCCTACAAGGGTTCCACAACTGGACACTAAACCCCTTCCATATGATGGGAGTTGCTGGTATACTAGGAGGAGCATTGCTTTCTGCTATTCACGGAGTCACAGTTGAAAATACATTATACGAGGATGGAGACCAAGCAAATACCTTTAAGGGGTTTGATTCAACACAAGAAGAAGAGACTTATTCTATGGTCACTGCAAACCGCTTCTGGTCGCAGATCTTCGGTATTGCGTTTTCTAACAAGCGTTGGCTTCATTTCTTCATGTTGTTTGTGCCTGTTATGGGTCTTTGGACATCCTCTATTGGCATTATTGGTCTTGCTTTTAATCTTCGTGCTTACGATTTCGTAAGTCAAGAGATCAGAGCAGCAGAAGATCCTGAGTTTGAGACCTTCTATACCAAGAACATCCTATTGAATGAAGGTTTACGTGCATGGTTGGCACCTGCTGATCAACCACATGAAAACTTCATCTTCCCAGAAGAAGTTCTGCCTAGAGGCAACGCCCTTTAATAAAGATTTTTCTTATTAAAACTTCAATCCTAAACTTAAATAAGGCACCATGAATAATTTCGAGTTCACACTATACTTTATATGCTTTGCTCTTATTGCTGGTGGTGCCTTCGCTATGATGTGGGCTAATATTCAATCTATTAAAGTAGAAATGAATAGACCTAAACCACGTCATCCTGAGGCACCACAGGCAGGTGAAGAGTTGATGTATGTTGATCTCAGCAGAGAAAAACTAGAGAAACTTTATGACAAAGAATAGAGGATGTTGTGGTGCTGGATGTCCTGACTGTCCATTCAGACCACCTCCTAGATCGACCACCACCTCTTTACAGGGGTGGTTTTTTATTGTATACTGGATTTATAATAAACACATTTATGGATAAGATTGATACACAGGGCATGAGTCTTCCTGGTGATGGTGATACAAACTCAGAGCGTGAGTATCCTCCAATGCCAGTAAAGAAGCGTACTATCTTCACACCAGAAGAACGTATGGAGTTGAAACAAATTATTCATGAAGCACTTGATGAGAGGGAACAGGCATGAAATTTAAAGCACTAGTATTCATCAGACTACGATCACAGGTTGATGACTCTCCTGGCAATGCTGTGAGAGATGCCTGCAAGAGATTGTCTGAACTCAACATCAAGAAATTGAGACTTGGTAAGGTGATTGATGTTTGGTTGGAAGCAGAGAGCAGAGAGTATGCTGAGAAGGAACTTGAAATGCTATCTGATAGATTCCTTGCTAATACAGTCATGGAAGACTGGGACTATGAATTGACTGAGATTGACACTTTCCCACCAGGTATTGAATAATGGAATTTAACACACCAGGATCTAATAAGAGTTGGATGGACGATGGCTTCAAAAAGTATGCTGCTGAATGGCAACTTAAGAATATTGAGAAACTATTGGATGCCAAGGTAGAACGTTGTCATGTCTATAACAGCGACAACAGAGATGAAGTATATGATCAAATTACTATTACATATAAACTAGAGAGAGACTAGAAAATTTTTTACAAAAAATAAAAGTTGACAAGCACATACATAATAAGATACAATGGGAGGGCAACCTCCCTTTTTTTATTGGAGAACTATGTCCTATAACGTAACTCTTAAGACTGAAGATGGTGATCACACCATTGCTGTAGAGAGTGATCAATATATTCTGGATGCTGCTGAGGAAGCAGGAATTGATATGAACTATTCTTGTCGTGCAGGTGCTTGTTCATCATGTGCTGGTAAGATTATCTTAGGTACAGTTGATCAGGGTGATCAATCATTCCTAGATGATGATCAGATTGAAGCAGGTTTCCTACTTACTTGTGTGTCCTATCCTACATCTGATTGTGTAATTGAAACTGGAAAAGAAGAGGAGTTGTATTGATGATTGGTAATCTGGAACCTGATGAGTCTGATAAGCAGACTCTTGTTGAACAACTTGCTAGAGTTATCAATAAACTTGGATGGGAAGTTGGTGATGAGATTGATGTAGAGATTGGTGGTACTCAAGTATCAGGAATTGATGTTGGTGAAGAGTATAATAAGAAATGGCAATCACCTATTGGTACTCGTAAGTATAATAAAGATGCTTTCATTGTTGTCAAGAATCAATCCAGAAGAGATCTAAGTAAATCTCAACCTATGGATAGGGAATTTAAACCTCAACATTCCCTTGAAATAAATAAAAAAAAGACCTAAGGATGAAGAAGCAGAGTAAGTTTCCAATCAATCATGTTGTCCTAGAAGAAAGGAAAGAAGTATGGATTAAGGGTGGTTATCCTAGTTGTCTAGGTACACCTCAACTTATGAAACAATATTATCCTGGATACACTCCAAAACTTGCCAAAGAATCATTCATTGAAGAACTCAAAACCAATCCAGAAGCAAGAAACGAACTAGATGACTGACCCCTCATTTAGTAAACGCCCCTTGTTAGAACTAGCAGGGGGATTTCTGATTTCAATGCTTTTAATTTTTATACCTTTTCTAATTCTATTATGACATTTACTGTATACTCTAAGGATGGATGCCCATTCTGCACTAAAGTTCAGGCTGCACTCCAACTTGCAGAGCTGCAACATGTAGTGTATAAATTGGGGGCAGATTTTACCAGAGAAGAATTCTATAAAGAGTTTGGTAAAGGTTCAACCTTCCCAAGAGTTGTTGTTAATGATACAATTCTAGGTGGATGTACAGAAACTGTTAAATACCTCAAAGAAAATAATCTAGTGTGATGGATCAGTTTGAACTCTATGATATAGTTGAACATGCTATTGACTTTTCCTTTAAAGGTAAGTTTGTTCTTAACATGTATGAATATCTAAAGTCTATCAAAGCAACTAAAAGAGATGCTCAAGAGTTTATTGATAGTTCTGTATCTAAGGAAATCAATCTTCTCATCCTAGATCTTGATGATTATCTTGAAGGTGGAAACGATGATGCTCACAAGCAACTCAGAGAAGGGTATGGTTACTTAGGAAAACCAGAAGCAAGAAAGATAAGAAACTATTTGTATGGTATACTGCAGGATGCATGGAAATATGAGCAAGAAAAAAGACCAGGAAGGAAGAGAAAACTCTCTAAATAATGAAGAAAGTGAGTCATCTCTCAGGATCAATAGAGGAGTTGAGTTACTACTAAGAAATAAAAATAGGAGTAAACAAAGACCAAAAACATTCCAAGTAAAGTTTGGCAAGACAGTCACTTTCTTTTCAAGGGAAGTAGACTTCTTTTTTAATTTTCATTTGGACTTCAACAAAATAAGTTCTAAAGAAGAGGAGTAAAATGTTAGCAGTCACTCTTACATTGTCTACTGTTATATCAGTTATGTTTCTCTTAGTAGGAGGAGTAATTGGATACTTGCTTAAAGAATATGTGATTGAAAGGAATTCAACTTTCATTCCAACCCATCCAGAAATGTTTGATGAACATGGACAAATTATTCCAGATGATATTCTGGCAGTAAGATTTGAAAATGGTTTTGAAACTACTGAGGATGAAGAATAAATAACCTAACCTGAATTTATAACAATGACTACATCAAAGAAACTCCCACCCAACCCCTTCATGCATGAAATCTTGGAGTTGGTAAGCAAAACAAGGGGTGTTGAAAAGAAAACTGAAATTCTTAAAGAGTATGAAACAGACGCCCTTAAGGCATTGATGATCTGGAATTTTGATACTACAGTAGTGAGTGTTGTTCCTGAGGGTGTAGTTCCTTTTAGGAGGAATGAGGCACCTCTTGGAACTGATCATACGACCCTTAGAAGAGAATGGAAAAACCTTTATCACTTTGTGAAAGGTGGTAATGATACTCTGTCTAATATTCGTAGAGAGACTATGTTCATTCAAATGCTTGAAGGTCTTCATCCTAGTGAGGCAGAAATTGTTTGTTTAGTAAAAGATAAGTCTTTAGAAACCAAATATAAACTCTCTCAAGCAATTGTGGAAAAAGCATATCCTGATATTCAATGGGGAGGTCGCTCCTGATGAATAAAGGCATTAAACAGATTCATGTAGATTGCGATGCTACAGTGTCTCAGGATAAGACTCTCCCTAGTAGTGCATTTCTAGTTGAATATCTGCAGGATGGAACTACTAAGTTTGATATTGTGATTTCATCAAAGATATCTGAGATCTTTGACTACTATTGGGATAACTATCGTGGTGACTTGAAGAATATTACTCAAGCAGAAGGCAGAGCTAATCCTAAATTGTGGAACCCAAAAAAATGAGTGATGGTTTTGTAGATAATGTGGAGTTTGAACTCCCTAAAGAGCAAATTAATAAACTTCTGAAGTCATATAAAAAGATCAAAAAATATCAGAAGTCTAGTCTGTTTGCTATTAAGACAATTGATGGGACAGAAGATGTAGTATCAAAGATGATAGAGGAGGCTGAGGAAGAAGGATTTTAAAATAAATAATACATCAAAGAGAACATATGCTTTCAACTCAATATAGATTAAGACTAGAGTTTATTTGTAAATGTATTGCTAATGGTGAAGAAGTCAAACTGGATGATATGGTTTGGGCACAGAAACTTGCCAAGGCAAATACATCTGCTAACGAAATGTTGAAGATGGCAAGACGTCAACACTCTCAGAATATTGAAGAGGGAACCATTGATGACTTTATGAATCGTATGGGACTAGGAGACCCTGACCCATCTAATCATAGGGCAGGATTTGATAGTGCTGATGATATTAAAAATTGGTTCCAACAAGACAAACCTGATGATTGGCGACAGAGAGATTGAAAACAAAACAATTATTATAAACTATGATCACAGAAATAAAGACGATGGATGAAGTAGTTCAAAAACTAGAAACACTTGTAGTTCCAGACAATGCTGAACTCATTGATGATGTATTTTATGTTTGGAAGACTCGCTATGGTCTATACACTACCATGACAAAAGAGGGTAGGAAGATGATGACTGGTGCAACAAAAGAGGGTGTTACTACAATGACTAGATGGCACCTTAAGTGTGAGCAAGAAGGGACTTTGCATCTTTATACTACTGTGGTCAACTCTAGTAGCACTGTTGATCTATAGTATGTTGGTCATTAGACCACTTGACACATATATACTATATGGTCTATAATAGATCTATCGTTCATCTCCTAACTAGGACTAAATTAGGACTTGATTAGGAGACGCAAGTAAGTCGCGGAACGGAGCCGTTCATCCCAATGTTTGAAATACTTCTGTATTCATCACTCACCTGCCCACAAGCTGACGCAATCATGCTGAGGATGAAAGCAAATGAGAATATCTCTGATGCTTTTAAGGTAGAATTGGTAGAGACCGTAAAGGAATCTGTCCCTGAGTGCATATGGGACGCAAACGACTAAAGGAACGGATTAAAATCCAACTACTTTAGGAGTACCTACAATGAACACACTTCATTTGATCAAAAAGCAGATTGAAAAAGCATCTGCAATTCATGATGCTCAAATTACTCACACTGCATATCGTGGTGTAGAGTATGAAACATGTGTTTCCAATAGTGAAGCACATGGAACCTTTTGCTATAGAGGTCGCACTTACACTAAGTGATAGTTGCTAAAACTATTAAAGAGTGATAGACTTAGGGGGTATTAATGCCCCCTTTTTTATGGAAAAGGATAAACTAAAATTGATTGTCAGAAATCTTAGACTCTTAGTAGATGCATTGGAGTCTGAAGTTTATTCAGATGTTGAATCATATACAACAGAACTTGAAGAATCATTACCCCCTCTTGCTAATTATGATGAGGTATTTGAAGATGATGAATAGTGATTGGAGATACTCTGAGGATAGGTTAAAAAATAGAGAGAAATGTCTCAGCATATTGCTTAATAAATACGGGAGTGCTAGAATAGAAGAACAAGACTACCTCACAAAAGATATCTATGAGTGTATTGATACTTGGGTCTCTCAAGGAAACAAAACATCTTCTGGGATAGTTGCATATTTTGAAAAATATTTTAAAGGAGATACAAATGGCATTGAGTGATAGTGTAAATGAAAGTCTGGAGGATGCAACATCAAATTTGAGGAATGCTCTTGCATTTGCTGCTCGTAGTGAAAAGCCATTTATCTGTAAGGAGATTGCAGGTCTTATTCATCAGATTGATAGTGTAAAACAATCAGAAGAAGTCTTAGATCTGTTGGATACCTACAAAAAAGATAAGAATGTATGAAGAATTAAGTTGCTTTGAGGAAGCACTCAAGCATTTTGGTACAAGGGTTGAGATTATCACTGCCATGGAAATGTCAAAGAGAATATCATCTGAAGATGCTTATCGTATGATTAAAGATGAACTTAAAGAAGTAAAAAAGGTTAGGAAACAGGAAAAGAAATGAAAGTAGAATTACTATCAGTTACTCCAGATGCAGAGAAGCATATTGCATATTGTGCTAGAGTGAGCAATCCTTCTAATCAGGGAAATGATTCCTTTGATGGTCTTCTAAAATATTGCATTAAGCATAAACATTGGAGTATTTTTGAGCAGGCATTTATGACTCTGGAGATTGAAACTACTAGGGCTATCGCAGCTCAGGTATTGCGACATAGGAGTTTCACATTTCAAGAATTTTCACAACGCTATGCAGATTCTTCTATTCTCAATAATAAGATTCCTCTACCAGAACTACGTCGTCAAGACACAAAGAATCGTCAGAACTCTACTGATGATCTTGATCCATTTGTTCAACAGAACCTTGAGTTGCAGATTAAAACTTTGTTTGACTCTTCTATGGCGTTGTATCAACAGATGCTGGAAAGAGGCGTGGCAAAGGAGTGTGCTCGTATGGTGTTACCTTTGGCAGTTCCGACAAGAATGTATATGTCAGGATCATTACGATCTTGGATGCATTATATTGATCTGAGGTCTGCTAATGGTACACAGAAAGAGCATATGGACATTGCTAATCAGTGTAAGAAAATCTTTTCAGAACAGTTTCCTACCATTGGTGCTGCTCTAGATTGGGTCTAAATATAAAAACATTGTGAGGTGATGTATGGCAACGTACCCTATTAAAAATAAAGAAACTGGTGAGACCAAAGAAATAGTCATGAGTATTCATGATTGGGATCAGTGGATTGGGGAAAATCCTGATTGGGAAAGGTATTATACACCTGAAAATTCCCCTAAACTTGGAATAGAGATGGGTGAAACATTTGGTAAACTTTATACCAAATACCCAGGATGGAAAGATATAATCTCAAAAGCTAAGACAGCACCAGGGGCAACCCTCAAACACTATGATTGATAAGTATGCCTAGAAAAAGTAAGTCAGGAATTGGAAGTACCAACCCAGTACCTTTTGGTATGAGCAACAGAGTAATGAAAAGGAAGAAACCAATCAATCTTGATTATATCAAGAAGATTGAACCACTTACTGAAAATCAAGAATTGTTCTTTGAAGAGTACAACAAAGATCAGAACATGGTTGCTTATGGTTGCGCTGGCACAGGTAAGACCTTTATTACCCTCTACAATGCTCTTCTAGATGTCTTAGATCCTAAGACTCCCTATGAGAAAATTTATATTGTCAGGTCTCTTGTAGCAACCAGAGAAATTGGTTTTCTTCCCGGTGATCATGAAGATAAGTCATCTCTTTATCAGATTCCTTATAAGAATATGGTAAAGTATATGTTTGAGATGCCTGATGACAATGCCTTTGAGATGCTGTATGCTAATCTTAAAGCACAGGGAACTGTAAGTTTTTGGAGCACATCTTTTATAAGAGGAACTACATTTGACAATGCTATTATTATTGTTGATGAGTTTCAGAATCTAAACTTCCACGAATTGGACTCTATGATTACTAGGGTTGGTGAGAACTCTAGACTCATGTTCTGTGGTGATGCTACTCAGTCTGATTTAATTAAAACTGCAGAGAGGAATGGTATTGTTGATTTCATTCGCATCTTAAAGAACATGCCTTCGTTTAGTATGGTAGAGTTTGAAGCAGAAGACATTTGTAGAAGTGGTCTTGTGAAAGAATACATTATTGCCAAACATGAATTAGGTTTATGACTTTTAACCATATTGAAATTGATTATCCATCTCTCTCCAGAGAGATGATTGATGGAGTTAGATATTATGATACACCTGATGGTAAGAAGTTAGTATCTATTACTTCAGTCATCAGTCATTACAATCGTGAAGTCTTCAGATCATGGAGAGCAAAGGTTGGCAATGAGGAAGCAAACAAAGTTACTAAACAAGCAACAAGTAGGGGTACTGATATGCATACTCTTGCTGAATGCTACTTGAAGAACATGAATCTTCCTCCTGTTCAACCATTATCAGAGTATCTTTTCAAGCAAGCTAAGAGTGAGTTAGATAAGATAGAAAATATCCATGCTATTGAACAATCTTTGTTTAGTCATGAACTAGGTGTTGCTGGTAGTGTTGATTGTATTGCTGAATATGATGGAGAACTTGCTGTTATTGACTTCAAGACAGCAAAGAAACCAAAACCTAGAAAATGGATTGACTCTCATTTTGTACAATGTGCAGCATATGCTTGCATGTTATATGAGATGACTGGTATAATGGTAAAGAAGTTTGTAATTATTATGTCATGTGAAAATGGCGAGGTTGAAATTTATGAAGAGTACAACAAAAGAAAGTACATCAATTTACTCTCAAAATATATTAGAGAGTTTGTTGAATTCAAACTACAGGAATATGCCCCAACCTGAAGAGAACAGTATTGATAAAATTTTAGAAAGCAAGTTCTACTGCTCTCGTAAATTTACAGAAGAGATTGAATCTATTGCTCACAAAAATAATGGCATGAGTTATATTGATGCTATTGTACATTTTTGTGAGAAGAACAATGTTGAGGTAGAGTCAATTCCTAAGTTGATTTCCAAACCACTGAAGGAGAAACTGAAGTGTGAGGCAATGGAATTGAACTTGCTGAAGAGAACATCACATGCTAAACTACCTCTGTGATGTGACAACCCAATTAGATGATATCAAAAGTGAATCCCTTTGAGTGTTATAAATCCTATCTAGGATTAAAAAATCATTTCACAAGGGAAAGCTATGACTACCATAAGTATGGAGGTAAGTCTAGGGCTTCTCTTGATTCCTTTTATAAAAGACGTGACAGATTCTTTTTTGAAAAATTAAGTAGGCAGAAAGATGATACGGAAGTTATTGAGTTCTTTGTTTCTAATTTCGTTTCTTGTGATGATCCTCAATCATTGTGGATTGGAGAGATCGTCAAGAATGGAGAACAGAATTACACAGACTGGAAAAAAAGGTTACAATCACTTGCTTATACGTTTAAAACAGAAATAGAGAATACATTTGACGGCAAGAGTTTTGATGGTATGTTTGAGATAGTAGGAACAAAGCATCCATCTATCATCAAAGAGCATCTATCAAAGACTATTTCACTTGAGACAATGGTTATACTTAATAAAATTATTGGATTCAAATCTGATTTTGATGTTAGACTTGATGATCCTGTGTGGAAATTTTTATCCATGAGGATAAATAAATATGATGCATTCATATCAGTGGATGTATTTCGTTACAAGAAAATTTTGAAGCAAGTAATCTGTGGAGAATCATGAGTTTCTTTCAATCACAATTTGTTCAGAAAGAATTAAAAGAAATTTCTGATCTACAAGAAAAGGTTTATGATAAGGTATTCTCCTTTGCTTCTATGAGTAATGAGAATAAGATAGAGCATGTGGAGATGCTAGAAGAGTTGTTGAGAAAGCAACAAATACTTTATACCAGAATGAGTCTATCAGATGATCCAGAAGCAAAACAAATGAAGGATAGTATCATTGCTTCTGCTAGACAACTGGGATTCCCACATGATGTAGATCTAGGTTATGTGTTTGCTAATATGGCTAACATCATAGATAATATGAAGAAGTCCATCAGAGATTCTATTTGACAAATCATTCATTATGATCTATTCTTAATATGTTAAGAGGCTGCCTGACCCTCACCAAAGCTAAAGGACACAAGCCAAATACAACCTATACGGAGTATAACAAATGGGTTTTTCAGACCTTAAAAAGCAAAGTTCTTTGGGCGCTTTGACCAGCAAACTGGTTAAAGAAGCTGACAAGATGAATAACAAGGGAGGTGGTGCTGATGAACGCCTCTGGAAACCAGAGATGGATAAGTCTGGCAATGGATATGCAGTTATTCGTTTTCTTCCTGCACCTGATGGAGAGGATCTCCCTTGGGTAAAACTGTTCTCTCATGCCTTCCAGGGTCCTGGTGGATGGTACATTGAGAACTCCCTCACTACTGTTGGTGGTAAGGATCCTGTTGGAGAACTCAACAGGGAACTGTGGAACACTGGCAATGATAGTGATAAGGACACTGTTCGTAAGCAGAAACGTAAACTGTCCTTCTATGCAAACATTTATGTTGTAAAGGATCCTGCTAATCCTCAGAATGAGGGTGGAGTATTCCTTTATAAGTTTGGTAAGAAGATCTTTGATAAGATCATGGAGGCTATGCAACCTGAATTTGAGGATGAGACACCAATCAATCCCTTTGACTTCTGGCAAGGAGCAAACTTTAAACTGAAGTTGAAGAAGGTTGCAGGTTATTGGAATTATGATTCCAGTGAATTTGCTGCTGTTGGTCCAGTCTTGGATGATGATGATGCTATGGAAGCAATTTGGAAGAAGCAGTATTCTCTGTCTGCTTTCACTGCTGCTGATCAATTCAAGTCATATGAAGACTTGAAGAAGCGTATGGATTATGTCTTAGGAAATAAGAATATTCGTAATAGCGCACAAGAAGAAACAGAGTATGACAACTATGCAGCAACAGAGCAAAAGGCAGTTAGTGAAGAGGAAGTCATGCGTAAGCTTGAGTCCTCATATAAACAGTCAAAGGCAGCTGCTGAAGACAGTACATCTACTTCTTCTGTTGACGAAGATGACGATCCTATGAGTTATTTTGCTAAACTAGCAGATAGTTGAGGGAAAATCAACTTTTAGTTTCAAAATGGTGGGGAAAAAATCCCACCATTTTTTTTGTTCATATTAGGTTCATAGGTATTAATAAGTAGGCATAAATTTTTATTTCAACACAATTGAAAAATACTCCAAATTCGCATAGATAGACTAGAATTATGGAGGTTCATAAAGATCACATCTATATGATGTCTAAGTTATTTGTGGAGGTAAAATGCACAACTTAATTTCACACAACCAATTAGAAGGATGGAGACAAGAAGTTGATAGTTTGAGTCATACTCTTGATAGGACACTTGAGGAATCTAATCTAATTAATGATTATTACAACTGTCTTATTGAATGTAATGAAAATCAAGCTTCATGTAAGAGAGTTTGTAGGAGGATTCTTCAATAATTGGAAAGGGGGGGATGTTTCTCCCCCTTCTTTATGTCTATTAGTAGAGTCTAATATTATCTGCTTTTGCGATATTCTCAGAAACATATTGAGAACTGCCACTCTTATAGAGAAGACCATCTTCTAGGTCATTGATTATCTGAGAAAGATATTGACCTTTCACCACAAAGATATCTCTTTTACTATCTTGAATCTTATCTTCATAATCATAGTTTGTGACTACTACAGATATGTTATTACTAGTCACTAATTGATTATTGCCACTATCAAAGTATGTGATAGAGTAACCATCATGAACTTCAAGACCTTTTTTCATAACAACCCTGCCATTACTATCCTTTACTTCTGAAGTTTCATAATGATGTGGTTCATTGAAAGCAGTCTCTGATCCATACTTATTCAACATATAGTTGAAGAAAGATTGCTGAGTCAATGGCCACTCTTCTTCTACATTGATAATATTGTTAGCAAGAAGAACTAACCAATCCAAGTATGGGTTATCATATAATTTATAAGCAATATTGTCTGGTCTCTCATTACCAATAATAGTATACTTAGTAAAGAAGTTGATATTTTGAAAGAGTTCAGGATTAATCTTTGCTCTTCTAAAAAGATTTTTTACCTGAACATAGTCACCAATATACTTAGAGTCTGGTAAGCGACTCACATAATCAATGTTAGGAAGATATCTGAAGTAAGGTAGTGACATTGTTAGAATCCCATATCGTTAGAATTGTAATCATTAGTATAATCATCTTGATAGATAGGCTCAAGTTCACTGAAAGCCATACTTATATCATATGATGTAAGAGATTGGTTTTCAAAGGTCATATAAGATCCATCAGGTGTGTAGTTCACATTGAAGGCAGTCATAGCACAAGGCTTAAACTTATTTAAGAAGGGGTGTTGTTCTATGGCAGAGCTTCCATTTCCTGAAATGTATTTAAGTTTGAATATATTTGGAGCCATCAGAAAGAGATTGGATGTAGATCTTTGTACAGCCATATTAGATTTAAAAGATTTGATAATCTGTCTAATCACTTTTGCTTCAGTATCATCTCTTGGTGTGAGTCTGAACTGAAAATTAAATGTTCTTAATGAAGGACCATTGAACAATAATTCCATATTAGGATTGATCACTTGACCAGTAGTTCTTCCTGTGATGTTTGCTCCAACTGCCTGTCCTGCGAAGTATGCTGCTATGAATTGTATTGTAGCAGGATCATTACCCAAAGACTGAAGATTGTCACCTAATTTTCCTAGTTCATTTTGTATGTTTTTAATACTACCTATATCCTTTATTGTCCCCATTGCTGTACTAGCTAACATTGCTTTGATTGGATCTAAAGAATCTCCTCCCCAACCAACTGAATGAGATTCAGATAGATTTGGTTGCATAGGCAAACTGACAGTGGTAATAGGATCTTCTGTGGCATATCTACTTCCTACACCTTCACCTGCTTTATTTTGAGTGTTGATATAATCAAGACCAGATGGTACATATTTGTATGAGGTTATTTGTATAAAATCAAATGGGAATCCATCAGGTGGTTTTCCTGTAGGATATCTTAGTGTTGAAGGTGCAACTCCAGGTCCTAAAGATTTTCCTGGAAGTGGGTCTGCTGGTGCTGCTGATGTGTCTGCTGGTAATGCTGATCCTGCTGGTGGTTCTACTGGTAATGCTGATGCTGGTGGTGTAGGTGTAGGTGAAGGTGAAGGTGTATTGGCTGGATTTGCTATAACTGCCTGCTTAC